TTAAATTAATTAAACAATATTTTTTTCCACATAGAAATCTTGAACCAATATCCGTGAGTGCACATTTACGAGAAAATAAAGAAGAACCTTTGTTTCACACTGATGAAGATAAAGGTAACGTTGCTAATTTTCTTTTATTTGTAAAAGGAGAACCTCTTCTTAATAATGGCACAGGATTTATGCATGATAATAAATTGTCTTCACATATAGGTTTTGTAGAAAATAGAGCATTATTTTTTAATGGTATGAAAATTCCACATTCAGATTTGCAATCTTTTGGAGACAGTTCTAACAGATATACTCTTAATATATTCTATAAAGAACATGATACTAAATGGTAGATATTAATAAAGTTCCAATGGTCCGTGTGACGTGGGTTGATGCTCGTGATACAGAGACAGGGTGGTTAGATATAAAAGATGTTATCAACGCTCACTTAGCAATTTGTCAAGAAGTAGGGTGGATGGTAACTAACAATGACGAGAAAATAGTTATTATGCGTTCATATAGCAAAGATAAAGAAGATATTACAGGAGGTGGGGCAATTGCCATACCTAAAGGTTGGTTGAAGAAAATAGAATATTTAAAGGTAGATTATGCTGTTAAAAAATAAAGATATAAAAAAAATTAAAAGCAAGAAAGTTACTTATGTAAAAAAATTTACTCAAAATTTAAATAATTATAATTTTGATATTCTTGCAAGTTTAATTGATGATTATTCTTTGACTGTCGTCAACAAAAGTAATTTATCTAATTTTAACGCTACTTGGCAAGTTAAAGATGTTCATAAAACTAACGCTGATTTTTTTGTTTTTTTAGATTTTTTGTATAAAATCTTTAAGTACACTCCTGAAACAAGAGATGGAGTCGATTTATTTTTTTCTTTTGTTACAAACACAGGAATGTCACATGTAGACACGGAAGATGTATTTTTAATTGGTATGCATGGTAAAACTATCTATCGAATGACAGATACTGGTAAAGATTATTTATTGGAACATGGGGATTTTCTTCACATACCTAAAGGAATTAGACACAAATCAATATCATCAACTCCTAGAATTATAGCATCTGTTGGTTTTTTTGGAGGTAAATCTTTTGACTAAAATTTTTATAGGCACTCCCTGTTATGGAGGTATGATTACCGCTGATTATTTTAAAAGCGTTTTACAACTAACAGCATTAGCAGCTACTAAAAAAATAGAATTACAATTTGGCACAATTGGTAATGAGTCATTAATTACAAGAGCTCGTAATACGTTAGTGCAATTGTTCATGGATGAACCACAATACACTCATCTTTTATTTATTGATGCCGACATTGCTTTTAATCCTGAATCAGTATTTCGTATGTTAGATTTAGATGAGGATGTAGTGACAGGTGTGTATCCTCGTAAAACAATTGACTGGGGAAAAGTTAAGAACCCTAATAAAGTTTTATCTAAAAAAGGTTTTATTGAAGTATTAGATGGCGCTACAGGTTTTATGTTAATAAAAAGAAACGTTTTTAAAAAAATGGCTTTAGCTTATCCTGAGTTAAAATTTATACCAGATCAACACATTGGTGCTCCACATGACAAAACTTTTAATTATCATGACACATCCAAGTGGAATTATACTTTTTTTGACACGATGATAGAGCCAGAAACTAAACGATATTTATCAGAGGACTACGCTTTTTGTCGTTTGTGGCAGAAAATAAATGGTAAAATATATGCTGATATTGCAAGTGGTATGACTCATTATGGTAATTACTCATTTAAAGGTAACGTAGGAACACAGTTTAAATCAAAATGACTATTCTTAAAGTAATTGATAACGCAGCACCTGAAGAAATTTTTACATTAGCTTCTCAAGAATGCAATAAAGGAATTTGGCAATTTAATAATAATTCTTTTGAAGGAGACACTAATCTTGGTTTTGGAGCAAGTGATTATACTAGCGAAATTAATTCTTTAATAAAAAAAGGTGAATTTAATAAAGCGAATATTATTTATAATCTTTGGAATGCTATCAATAGTAAGGTAAAAGTAGAAGATAATTTTAAAAACACACTTAAAAGAATTCATGTAAATTGTGGGCCACCTTTGTATGATCAAGCATGGCATCAAGATGACACTTCAGTTTTTTCAAAAGACATAACTATTGTTCACTTTTTACATTCAACCTGGAATATAGCTTGGGGTGGAGAAATGATCATATTTGATGAGGCATTAAAAAGAGTAACATCAGGAGTTATTCCTCTTCCTAACAGAGCTGCTGTTTTTCCATCATATCTTCCTCATCGAGGGGTTGCTGTGTCCAGAATATGTCCTGTTATGAGAGTATCTATCGCATTTCAATGCACTTTCAACAATACTCTTTAATGAAATCAGAGACTTTTAATTTACATGTTATTGATGACTTTCTTTCTCACGATGTTTTTTTAAAAATAATAAATGAAATTCCTAACATTACATGGGATGGTCTAAGTCATAATTATGTGTCAGAAGATCTTAAAGGTAAACATGTGTGGTACAGTAGAAACATTGAGCTAGAGGGTTTTATTGCTCAAAACATTAAGGAAAATATAAAAAATAAAACTGTATTTCCCATTAATAAATTTAATCTTTTGTCTTTTACCATGGCAACAAAGGTAGATCCATTTCCTCATGTGGATGAAGCATTAGAAGGAGAATATGAAAATCAGTTAATTTTGTACATAGATGGACACACCGATATTAATAAAGGAACAGGGTTTTACGTAAAAAATGGTAATAATCGTGAGTTAAATACTCATATAGGATTCCAAAAAAATAGAGCAGTTTTGTTTAGATCAGGTATGTGGCATTCTCCCTTACTATTTAATTCAAAAGACTCTATTCCAAGAATATCAATTATTGCACAGTTTTAATAAATAATTTAGTATACTCCGACATGAAATTAGTTGATTTAAAATTCCAACCAGGCATAGATAAACAGGATACTGCTTATTCAGCAGGAGATCAAAGACGTTATACAGACTCAGATTTTGTACGATTTCACTACGGAAAACCTGAAAGATGGGGTGGATGGTCTTATTTACCAAATCCAAATAAAACTATTGTGGGCGTGATCCGTGATACACATAGTTGGATTGGTTTAGATGGCACCAGGTATCTTGCTTTAGGTACAGATAGAAAACTATATCTTTTCTCAGAAGGTGCGTTGTATGACATTACTCCAATAAGAGAGACAGCCACAGGGTTATCAAATCCTTTTACTACCGCAAGTGGTTCTCCCATTGTTACTGTTACTGATTCTTCTCACGGAGCTGCAGCAGGTGATTTTGTAACATTTGATTCTTTCTCTACCCTTAACGGTTTAGATATGAATAATGAATTTGAAATTACTACGTATGTTGATGCTAACACATATAAGGTAACTCACACTAGCAATGCTACAGGAACAACATCTGGAGGTGGTGGAACTGGAAACGCAAATTATCAAATAACCACAGGCCCTGCTACATCTACATATGGTTACGGATGGGGAACTGAAACATGGGGGGCGAGCACTTGGGACGAGCCACGGTCCTCGTCTAATGTTGTTATAGCAGCAAGAAACTGGTCATTAGATAATTTTGGTGAAGATTTAATAGCTACTGTTTTAAATGGTGGCACATTTATTAAAGATATTTCTGGATCAATAGATGCCAGAGCAACGGCTTTATCTAATGCTCCTACTGCTTCTAGATTTAGTTTAGTTTCTACCGATACAAGACACTTGATGATTTTTGGCACGGAAACTACTATTGGTACACCTGCTACACAGGATGATTTATTATTTCGTTTTTCTGACAGAGAAGATGCTACAGATTATACACCAGTTTCAACAAATGAAGCTGGTTCACTTAGAATATCGGATGGTTCAAGAATAGTAGGTGCTGTTAAATCATCGGGTCAAATACTTGTTTGGACTGATACATCACTTCATGGTGTTCAATTTGTTGGTACACCTTTTACTTTTGGTCTTAGACAACTTGGCGCTAACTGTGGGTTGATAGCACAGCATGCTGCTATTGAAGTAAATGGTAGAGCGTATTGGATGTCAGATGATGCTTTTTATTTATATGATGGTGTTGTTAAAAAAATGCCATGTTCGGTACAAGATTATGTTTTTGATGATTTAAGTTATACAAACAAGAATGATATTGCTGTTGGACTTAATACAGCATTTAATGAAATTATTTGGTATTACCCTTCGGCTAACGCAACGCAAATAGATAGGGGTGTTGCTTACAATTATTTAGAAAACACTTGGTATACTGTTAGTCTTGG